AAACTAATTAAACTAATTAAACCTATCTCGATTATATTAATGATGTCTATTTCCATACTTAAACTTTCTCCCATAGTACAGAATTAGACAAATAATCAAATTGCTCTTGCGGTGTTATTTCGTGAGTTCCTTTTATTTTTATGTTCCAAACATAAGAAGTAAATTCTGAGCAAATAAATTTTTCGTTTTGCTTTTGTTGGCTTCTTTTTACCCTATGTTTTTTAAATAAAAGTCTAAAAGGTATTCTTAAAAAGAAAGTTTTTAAATCGTATTTTGTTTCTCCGCATTTGGCTAGTGCTTTAACACTTATTTGTTTAGGAGAAAAATCGCCTTTGTACCTGAAAACCTCGTATTCGTACCCCCAAGAATCTTTCCAAGTTTTAAAGTCTTTTAAATTTACACCTCTCCTTTGTGCTTCAGCAATACAAGGCTCGCCCCAACACTCGACAACTATCGCAGAATGTGACCACGTTCCTTTTGTAACTCTCATTATTGCCCTACTTATCCAAGATTTTCCCTTGCAAATTAAAATATCACCAGTTTTTAGCATTTTGTTAGTTTTAGTAATTCAAATTTACGTAATTATCAATAAATAACTTAATTTCATCAATTAAATCTTGTGAAACAAAAGTTGAAACGGGTATTTTTACAATTTCCCTTTGTGCGCTTTTAAACTTGCCACCCTCCATAAAAACCTGTGTTATTTGGAAAGCTGTGTCAATTTCATCTTTTGCCAACTCAACAACACCCGCTTCATCCGTACTAAAAGCAGATTTTAAAGCTGTCATTTCGTCAGAAGTAAAGAAATTAGTTGTCATAGAGTCCAAACGTGCGTTCATTAAATCCGAATATTCAGTTCCGTCAACTTTTCTTTGTTTATAAAGTAAAGCTTTAAACGTTATGACTTCCATTTCATCCGTTGCCAATTCGTAATCGTTAGACGGCGGTGTACTAGCATAAATATAAGCTTCAACAACTCCGTTTGAAGTGTCAAGGCTTAAATCTAAACTGTCAGTTTCTTTATTATAAAGTTTGTGTTTAAATACGTACATTTTTTAATTTTCTTTTATTGACATAAATGCCTGATAAATTGTAGCTCTTCTGTTTGGACTGTTACAACCAAAACGAATAGTTAAATCATAGTTGTCACCTGCGCTAAAATCATAGTCTTTTATCATTGTTGAATTATGTCTATTGTCTGTTCCTGAATTTATAATTCCTGTTATTAAGCCGTTTGTTATTATGTTAACGTTTTGACCTATGCCTGCACTATCTTTAGGTTCTTGTCTAACAAACCTAACCGTTTCGTTATTAACGCCACCTGTTGTATTTATAACAAACTCCCCTATAAAATCATTTTGACCATTATTTAAACTCCAAATTATCCATGCTTTAACCGTGTATCTTCCTGCTGTTGGTGCGGTAAAATTAAAAGTCAAATAATCTTCAAGACTGTTTGCTTGTTGATTGCATAATGCTTCAAACGCTTGACCTGCTAAAGGCGGTTTTTCATCTGACTTTAAAGATTGGTAAAACTTACTAGAAGAAGTCGGTAAATTAACAATAGGGTTTAAAGGGTCTGTATTGTCAACAGCGGTTCCTGTAACACTTGAAACTTTGCTATTTGTTAAAGTTATTATATTGGTTTGATTTGTAACTATTTGAGCCAATTCAGCAACAGAAGCAAATTTGTGCGCTGTTGTGCTATCATCTAAATCATCAGGGTTCAGAATTAAATCAGTTCCAAATTTACCGTTAACGCTGTCAACTTTGTTTTGAAGTATTGTTTGAATTTCTTCATTTGCATATTGCCACGAGCCACCTTGATAAATCCAAAGTCCTTTTAATCTCCTATTTATCGCCCAAATACCTTGCGAATTATAAACAAGTGCAATTTCTCCTTCATTTGCTGTTGGCGCAACATTTGTTGTTAAGTCTGTGTAATTTGTTGCTGTATAGTTCCAAACTATTGAGCCGCTACCACCCGACCCCGTATTAAAACCCGTATTAAGTCGCATCCAAGCGACAAAACTTAATTTTGTAAAAGGTGCGCCCGTATCATCAACACAATCAGACAAAGGTTGTTTAAACATCTTTGCGCCCTCTGTTGAAGTGTCGTTCTTATCGTAGATATAAACGTGTTCACTTCTTTGCGGGTCTGTTCTTACCTTTAGCAACCTATGGTCGTAATACGCATCAGCTTTAGGCATATCTACAACCATTGACTCAATAGGGTCTGCAATTGAATCGTCTGTAATTCTTAAAAAGTGTGTATCAACTATTTCAAACTTAAAAGCCATTTTCTAATTTAATAATATGTTCTATAATAAGACTTGTCAAGAAGGTCTTTATCTCCTAAAATAGCGGTTATTTTTGCCGCTCTGTTGCCTGTGTAATATTCTACTTCAGGCGATTCGATTAAAACTGCTTTTTTATCAAACAGTAAGTAATCGTGATTTTTTTGGTTGTAGTCTGAAATAAGCATTTCATCTTCACAAAGGAAATGCAAATCCAAAAGTTTTCGGCTTATATTTATGTCAATAGGGTCTGTCAAAAGTTCGTAACTGTTTAAGTTTTCTCTAGTTACTTTTTGAACGTTTCTTCCTGTTCCTATTAAGTTGTTTATTTCTGTTTTTGGTTGTCTTTTTCCGAATATTCCGCAGAATCTTACAGAATCAACAAAGTTCGACCCTGTGAAGTCGATTTTATCCTTTAAAAAGTAACTATTAAATTTAGTGTGTACTTTTACCGTATGGTTAACCGTGTCGCGTTGGTATGGCTTTAGCTCATATTTGCCATGTGTGTAACCTCCTGTTACCCCTGCAATTGTAAATTGAACTTTTATTTCATAAGTTCCAACACCGTAAGCGTTTAAAATCTGTTGCCACTCGAAAACATAACCAACCGCCATTGGTTCGTTAGGAAAAACCGCATCTGTTCCCAAATTGGTAACAACTCCTGTTCCGCATTTTTCTAGTGCAAATGTAACAACGTCAGAATTTTCGTTTTTCTTTACATAAACCCCCGAAACATCATTTTTATAAATATCAGTTCCGCTAGTTTCTGCTACAACTAATTCAGCATCACAACAACCTTTTAACCCTCTGTTTTCTTCTTCAAAACCTTTAGGGAACTTAATAATATTTACTTTATGTTTAAATCGGTAGTCCATTTATTTTACTTAAAAAAAGCCTTTACACAAATATAAAGGCTTTTTATTATTTTTTATTTGTTCTTTCTGTTTTTATTAACGGTTTTTACATTGTTTGCTTTGTTCCAAGCTCTAACAATTACCTTTTGGCTTCTTTTACCTTTAAGAACGTTCAAAGCGTGCGATTTTGACACGCTTTTGAACCATTCTTCATTGTATCTATTGCCGTCTATTTCAAAGGCTCTCATATTAAAGTGCTGTAAAAGTACTTTTGAACCATTCTTCATTGTATCTATTGCCGTCTATTTCAAAGGCTCTCATATTAAAGTGCTGTAAAAGTACTATCCGCAAAATCGTAACCGTTAACGCCAACAATTGAAAGTCTTAAAACGTCTCCTGTTGTGCTTTCTGCATCTGTATAAGCAAATGTGTACTGACCGTCAACACCTGCAACCGCTGCCCAACCTGTCGGAGCTGTCATTGCTGTCGCTGTTGTTACATTGTAAAGAGTTAAAGTTGGAGCCGTAACACCAATTACTTCTGCTCTGTTACCTGCTGAACCGTAAGCCGTGAACAAATCTGTTACAACGTTTCCGTTTGTTGGTTCTGTGTTAGAAGAATACCCTGTTTGTAACCCTCTTAATGAAGTTGCAGAATATCCAAGCTCAGATTTTTCGATTGCGTAAGAGTTCTCCTCACATTCGCTATCTAAATCAAAAGAAACATTGATTTTGTTTACAGTTGTGTCAGTTGCCCAAACTTTGAAAGAATCAAAAGTTTCAGTTTGAACTGCGTAACCTCTTAAAACAGTATCGTTAATGTCGTCTTTAATTCCCCAAATGTTTCCAGCAATATCAACGATAAACATATCAACGTCAGCACATCCGTAGTTTTTTAACTCTCTTAACATTACATAGTTAGCATCTTTACCCCAAAGTTCCATTGCTACCGTTCTAACTCCACCAACTCCGTCAAGTTTAAATTTCTTTTCACTTGGAGCAGTTTCGTAAGCCGTGTCAGTTCTTTCGAATGTTACGTTTTCAACTTTTGGGAAAGGGTACATTCTTTCGTAACCGTTCGCACTCGCTTGAATTAAAGCCTGAATATCAGCTCCTAAAGTTGCGCTTGTTAAATCAATAGTGTTTCTTGTAACACCGTCTTCTTTGTATCTAGGCACAAAGATAGGGAAAGCCATTGTTTTCGCTTCTAGAACGCAAGAAGGTCTTCCCATATTTCCTAGTCGTGGATCCCCACAACTGCAAATCAATTCACTCATTTTATTATTTTTTATTTATAAATACTTATTTACCACAACAAATTGACGTATCGTAAAGTTCTATCTGAATATTTAATTCAACACCTGACAAATCCTCGTCAATTATCTTGTCTTTTGACCCGTTGTTTTTCACAATTACACCAAAACGGGGTTTGTGTTTTATAGTGTATTGGTTTAAGGTTTTAAAAGAATAGTCTGTTTCAATAGTTTCGATAAACTCACAAACTAGTCTTTGCATTGGCTTTATCACATTATCATTGTGTTCGTCATTGCTCCATTTAGTTTCGTTTGCCCAATCAAGGAAAAACAAAGTTGTTCTAAAACTTGCGACTATATTTGAATCACTAGCCAATGTATCTCCTTCATAATTTCCAAGTAACCAAACAAAAGGCGTTTTCTTACTTGTACGGCTTTCGTTAATTTGGTACTCGTTATTTATAGAAGTTGGTGAACCGTGTATAAAAATAACCTCTTTTGCTATTAACTGAGTTGCGCTAAACAAATCAGTATGACCAAAAGGCTTAAGTGTTATTTCTTTGCCCTCTATTGCTTTTATTTCAAATTTTAAACCGTTTTCGTCCTCTATTATATTGCAAGGTGCTAAATGTTTTAAATCACAAACAGACACTTTATTTGTTTCTGAATCAATCGGCGTTATTTCTAAAACTTCGATTATTAAATCGTCATTTATTACTGAAATAATTCCTTTTATTACGTCAACTAAATTAATATCCATCTTTAAAACGTATGATTATAAGCTTTTCTTACTCCTTTAAACTCAGGATAAACAGAACTTTCCATATTACACATAAAGTACTGAATAGCTTGATAACTTCCGATTGCATTGTTGTATCTTTCGATTAAATCGTGCATAACTGCGTCAGTCCAAGTGCTATTTTCGTGCTTTGTTTTAGTCATCCCAACCGTTGTTAAACGTGTTTGTAAATCTCTTACATAAGAAAAATAAATAAAACCTCTTAACATTTCTTTTATCCCTTCACTCTGTATGATATTACAATCATTTTGTTTATTGAATTTATCAAACACATCTTTAAACCTTTGGTCGGTTGGTTCTGTTCCTATAATATCGAAATCAGCTTTAAAAAGCTCGTACAATTCAACGCCAAACAATTGCGGTAAAATCTCACATTCCACGCAGTCAATGTAATTTTGGAAATCAATTTCCTGTTTTACATCTAAAGGAATTTTATATTTCCCACTTTCAAAATCGTCTATCGTTAAAATTGACATAGTTTTTTATTTACTGAACCAACCTTTCTTTTTTGGTTGATCTTCTGTTTTTTCTTCTTTTTCTTCAATAGGTTTTACGGCTTCTTTAACCGTTTCTTTTGTTTCTTCTTCAACCTTAACTGTTTTTTTAACTGCTAAAGGTTTTTTGTTAACGTATTCTGCAACACCTTTTTGAACTAAAGAAGATGCGAGCATTGAATCTAGCTCGCAAACTTCTTCTGTTTTTTTAGTTGCAAAATCTTTAATGAATTTTACTTTAACCATTTATTAAGATGCTAAAGTCACTAAAGCTGCGTCAATATTAGTTACGTGTTGGAAACCTGCCTTGTCTGCTTCTCTAATAACTAATGCAAGTCTTTGTCTGACTTTCATTGTCATTTGATCTTCGATGAATTGATTTGCAATCCATCCTTTAGATAAAGAAACACCAGCAGCTTCGTAAATCTTTCCAAATTTAGAATCTCCAACAACTAATTGGTTCGCAGGCACGGCGTTGTTTTCAACAACTCTTAAACCGTCAACTCTTTGTCCTCCATCAGTAACGAATGGCGGCATAATGTAGTTATTGTTTGAATCTTTCTTTAATTTCATTTTGCAAATATCTGCATTGTTCATTAAAACAAAGTTTGGCGCGTATTTATTACCACCAATTGCAGCGATTTGTTTAACTAAAACAGCAATTAAGTCATAGATTGAAGCATCAGCAATTCCAGCAGCAGCAGGAACGTAAGTTGTTGAGCTAGAAATTAACCCTTTTAATTGTGTTGCTGTACCGTCACCGTTTAAAAGTTCGTTATCCACTTTTAAAGCAACGTTTGTTCTTAAAAAGAACTCTAATTCAGCAGCAAACATTGATTCGTCTTCGAAAAACTCTTCACAAACAGGAATTGTATCACCTATTTTTAAGATTTCGCAAGTTCTTTGAACCCAAGCAGCAGTTGACTCAGGGAATTGCGCACATTCTTCAACGTAATCAGCAGCTCTTACAATAGAAGCTTCGTCCCAATCATAATATCTAATTGACTTATTTACGTTTGAACCTGAAACTGTAATTTTCGGGAACATATCATACATAGTCATTGTTCTCACGTTTAACTGACCTAAGCCACTTAATTCGTAAGCACCTGTGTTTCCTGCGATTGAAGCAGTTGAAACGTCAGCTTTAACAACTATTTCTTCGCTTCCACCTTTTGAAATCTCTTTTAAGTCTTCAATGTTTTTAGAAATAACATCTTTCAAAGTTTCTTTAACCTCAACTTCGTTCGCGTTGTTAGCGTTTAAAGCTTTGTCAATGTAGTTTAAAAGCATTTCTTTTTGCTCTTTTTGAGCTTTTTCAATTTTTTTTAACGCTTCTTTTTGTTCGTTTGAATCTTTTTCTAGACCTTCAACAAATTCTGCGTTATTTTTTGTGATTGCGTCAAAAATTGCTTCTTTTTCTGCAACTCCTAACCCGTCAAAATCCTCTTGCGATTGTCCTTTTTCCGCCAAGTAAGATTTTAAAGTCATAAACTTCTTCATATTAAATGAATTTTTTAAAATTAATACTATTATTCTTTATTTGAGTGTCTTTACTTGACGGCTCAATATCTTGTTTTGAAGTGCTTGACGCGGCTTCGTTTTTACTTTCTACGTTTAAAGTTGGCGTAATTGTGTTTGAACCAATTAAAACCGCCGAACCTTCTATTATTTTAGCTTCAGAAACCGCCCAAAAATATCCGTTATCTTCTGCCTGTTGTCTGTTCGCTACTTCTCCAATGTATTTATCCCAAATTTCTTTTTCTTCAACGTCATACTTTGAATCGCTGTTCATTGCTAAATCAATTTTGACGTATCTCATACCTACCGAATGATTCTTCACAACTCCTTCAGCGTATCTTTGAAACATTTTTTCGTTAGTTGATTTACTTATTTCAGCATCAAAAACAAGTGCTTCCGTTTTTCCTTCTAAATCCGCACCTAATTGCTTAAATGTAAATTCTTTAACTGAAGCCTTAACTTTGTTAGAAATAATTGAATCAAAGTTCATTTTATGTTCCTGCAACAAGTAAAGGTTTTTTTGTTCTTTAACTGATTTATTCCAAATACCTTTTAAATGAACGTCATTATGCGAATCAATTACGTTTGTTGTATTTATAACTAAACTTGATTTTAGAACATTAGCTTCTTTCGAGTTAATCGAATTATTTTTGTTTATATCATCACTTTCTGAATTAGCTACAAAAAACCAAGAATCAGCCTGTTTTGTTTGCATTTTCTTTTGTGCAATCAAAGCTTCTTTATTCTCTTTTAAGGCTCTAAATAAAAGCTCTTTATCGTTAAATTCTTTATTTAATTCTTTACAAATCATTTTCGCAGTTGTTTTATAGAATCAAAGTAATTAAC